ATTATATAGATTAGATATAGACAGAGTCAAAGGTATGATTATATACTTACTTATTAGCCTATTAAAAGCCCTTTAAAGGTCTTGTATACTATCTATAATACTATACTATCTATACTATCTATACTATATATACTATATATAATATATTATCTATTATATACTATATATAGTCTGACGTCATAGTATTATAGTAATGTAGTATCGTGAATTATTATTTGATTTATTCAACGTGAGTAAATAAAAGTCAAAATTTCAACGTAATTATTCTAACGTGAATTAGGTTTGGGGGGTGGTGTATGTGAAATGTAAGTAAGAACCACATACTAATATTTTTTTTTAGAATTTTTGGAAACTTTACTGGGGGCTATAGGTAATTTACTGGGGGGCGGTACTATATATACTATATACTACTATACTATATATACTATATTATATATAATATATATATATAATATATATATAACAATACTATATATACTATAATTACTATATATACTATAGTACTATAGTACTACTATATAAACCAACCGCAAACTAAATAATAATAACTAAATATATTTATATAACACTTACTTGTCAAGTTTTATTAAATTAAAACATGGATAATAGAGTAACATTATATCAAAAAGCTATACTAGGGGATTTTGAAGTAAGTAATGTATATGATAATATTGAACGCTGTAAAGAAATATCTTATGATTTAAATATTACTGATATTATTAATCCCTCCTCAAAAGAAATAGGTTTATTAGCAGAACTCTTGTACAGAGTAAAGAATATGCCTGAACTAGAAATTATAGATCATTTTGATATAGAGACAGACCAAGAGCCTAATTAAACTTGGCTTTAAGTCGAAAGATAAAAGGTGTAAAGCATTACGCTTACGAATCGGAAATAGAGTTTCGTACAGTCTACCCTACTACGCCATTAATAAAAGAATGGAGAAAAGCAGAAGAGGGAGATTGGTGTTTTTCTGATGATGGTAAGATTGTTCAGATATTAAAAAAAGACAACCTTATGCTTAAAAAGAAAAAACCTATGCCATATATCAGGACAGCGATTGGGATGTTTAGCTTAACTAAGTCTAGTAAGTTAAAAGGTACGATAAAAACGTATATATATAGGTTTACTTCAAAAGGTACAACAGAATTGTCTGTAAAGACAAAAAACCTTACAGTAGCTAAGAAAATATTTGCTAAGTATGTTGCAGAAGGTATGGAACCTACAGAAGCGTACATTAAAGCGTACCCCACTACAAATAGTAGGGACTATGCAAAAACAAAATCTAAATTACTTTTAAGAAATAAAACAGTGAGGCAACAAGTGGATAAAGAAATAGAAAGTATTATGTCTGATGTTGGCATTACAAAACGATATTTACTGGAAAGCACAAAAGATATTGTAGATAAGGGTGATGCTAGGGACAATGATAAGCTAAGAGCTATTGAGACCTTAATGAAAATATCTGGAATGTTAAATACAGAAAAGAAAATAGATTCTGTAGCGTTAATACAAGAATTTACTGGATTCAGTAGTGAAAAATTAAAAGCTTTTGAAAAAGGAATCCTTCCACAACCACCTAAAGAGTTAGCAGAAGCAGATGGATAGTTTTAACATTATACCTCCTCCAAATGAAATGCAAAAAAGAGATGAAGTCCTTGCAAACTCTTATAAAAGCCTTATTTACTTTGGAAGAGCTTTTTTACCAAATGATTACCTCAAAAAATCAGCTTCTCCTGCCTTTCACTTTAATGTAGCCAAGAAGTTAACAACAACAGAGCCCGGTAGTAGGTCTTGTATTATTATGCCTAGAGGGTTCGGTAAGTCTATTCTTTCTAAAACAGCAATTATGCATAAGTTAGTCTTTGCAAAAGAAGACGAACAGCACTTTATTGCATGGGTATCAGAAGAACAGAGTCAGTCTATTGACCACCTCAAGTATCTAAGGAATCATTTTGAGATGAATAAACGACTTCGGTACTACTTTGGTAACCTTGATGGTGGCTCTGTAGGTAAAAGGTGGACAGAAAAAGACATCGTTACCCCTAAAGGAGACAGACTTATTGCAAAAGGTACGTCTCAAAGGTTAAGAGGTCGTGCAGAGGTAGATGTTCGATACACTGGTATCATACTTGATGACTTTGAATCAGAGCTAAATACAAAAACGCCCGAAAGACGAGCAGATATTAAAAAATGGATTGTGTCTACAGTCTATCCAGCTTTAGAAGAGACTCCGGGGAGAGAGGGATGGATATGGCTTTGTGGAACTATTGTACACTTTGATAGTTTCTTGCAACAGGTTGTTGATGGTGCTAAGAAAGCAAAGGAAGAGAGTCGAGAATATCCTTGGAGTCTTGTATTTCATAGAGCTATTGAAGATGGTAAATCTATATGGAAAGAACAATTTTCCTTAAAGAAATTAGCAGGAAAGAAAAGAGAGTTTATTGAGGCTGGTTTAGTAAATAAATTTGCTCAAGAGTATATGAACGATGCAAGAGACTCCTCAAACGCTTCTTTTAAAATAGACAGATTACAATACTACAGTGGAAAGATTGAATCTAAAGGTAAATTTAACTACATTCTCGATAATGAAGATGCAATACCAATCAATGTTTACATCGGTGTTGACTTAGCTGCGACAGCTTCGGAAACATCTGACTATCAAGTTATACTCGTTATGGGTATTGACTCAAGTAACAATCGTTATGTTTTGGAGTATTTTCGTGAGAGAATCCCTACATTTGATGTACCTACTGAAATTATTCGCTTGGCAAACAAGTATCATCCAGTACGGAGAGTTACTATTGAAACGGTTGCAGCACAGGAGATGGTTCGGGATATGGTTACACGACTATCCGCAAAAGAAAAAAGACTTCTTCCGGGTATTTTTAAAGGAGTTAAACCTCCGAATAGAATCAAAAAACAAGATAGGTTGGAGACAAGCCTCGGTACTATTGTCAACTCTAAGAAATTATATATACAAAGAGAGATGACAGAGCTGGTAGATGAATTTTTTGAACATCCAAAGCCTAGACATGATGATGTTATGGATGCTTTATATTATGCGGATTACTTTGCCAAAGCACCTAAAAGTACAAGGACATCACAGAAATCATTATCGGAATCCGAAGAGCCCTCTTTTAATAAAGTAAGGAAAAGAGCTTATAGTTGGATAACAGGTGCAAGGGTTTGATATTGCATAAAACAATAATTTTTTGTAAAATACAATAGCTAATTACATCTATGCCAAAATACTCTAACAGATCAAAGCAAAGACTATCAACCTGTGACAGGAGATTGCAAGATGTATTCAACGAAGTGATCAAACACGTTGACTGCTCAATATTAGAGGGTCATCGAAGTAAAGAAAGGCAGAATAAATTATATGAAGAAGGTCGTACTAAGGTTAAGTATCCTAATGGTCGCCACAATTCTTCTCCTTCTAAAGCCGTTGACGTTACCCCTTATCCTGTGGACTGGAAGGATAGAGAGAGACAGACTCTCTTTGCTGGTTTCGTTATCGGTATTGCTAGGGGCATGGGCATTAAGTTGAGATGGGGCGGAGACTGGGACATGGATTTTAAAGTAATGGATAATCGTTTTGATGATTTTCCCCATTTTGAGGTAAGAGACTAATGCCCGGAACAACAGACACAGTAAAAGCAAAATTAACTCCCGGTGAGTTTGTAATTCGTAAAGAAGCAGTAGATGCAATAGGAGTACCTATGTTAAATATGTTAAATAACATTCCTAAAGAAGGTGGACATTCGGCTATTGATAAGATTATTGATGCAAATACTAATGCTGGTATGAAGATGATGTATGGAGGTGGAATGGTAAATCCAAATTATGCAGGTGGTGGATCGGTTCAGCAGTACGGACATGGAGGTTCTGTCAACAAAATGATGGGATACGAAAACGGTGGTATGGCAAATAAATTTAAACCAGTTCCTAATAACAACCCCGGATTAGGAAAGTTACCAGAGATGGTACGAAATCGTATGGGTTATATGAATCAAGGTGGAATGGTAAATGAGTCATTGATGGGAATGATGCATGGTGGTATGGCTAAAAAGAAAAAAATGATGGGTTATCAAGATGGTGGTCAAATACCTAAAGATGATCCCTTGCAAATTGGTAGAAGGATGAAAATGGGAGCTAGTGCTCTTCCAACAGGTATTGGCATGGCTAGACAACCAGAAGACCCTTTACAGATTGAAATGAGGATGCAAAATCCTTCTGTTTACGATGGAGGAGTCATTGGTGCTGTAAGAAACCAAGCAAATGCTTTGAATCAGGGAATGATTCAGGACACAGTCAATAGGGCTAGAAAGGCTTTAGAACTCTTGAAGTTACAGGGTGTGTTAAATAGTGGAGAAGCTATAGAGTCTGATGGGAACATGGAAGGATTAATGTTTCCAGATAAGATGATTGGTAAAAGGAAAATGTCCGAGACGCTTCAAATGATGCCTTACCTGCCTAAATAAATATGGAACAAGACAAAAGAGCTTTATACAACGATGAATTATATAGACAATGGCGAGATGCTCGGTCTGATTGGGATACTGAGGCTCGAAGGGATATTGATTTTTTTCTTGGTAATCATTTTACTGTAGATGAATCGGAAGAATTAGCATCAAGGAATCAAGCAGACATCCCTATGGATCGTGTTTCCGCTGCTATTGAAAAATTTAAATCAGTTTTAACTTCTAGACCCCCTGCTTTTACTATAACCCCTAGAGAAGATTCGGATGTTCAAGTAGCTTCTTTGTGGAGGACTATTATGGGTTATGTCTGGCAAAACTCAGATGGTGATTGGCAGATAAAACAAGCAATACAAGATTATGCAACAACAGGTATGGGATATTTATATGGATATATAGATACAGAATCTGATTTTGGTAGAGGTGATGTTAAGTTCACTTATGTTGATCCCTTTAGAGTTTATGCATCCCCTAGCTCTAGAGATCGTTGGTTTAGCGACTCTGATGGTATTATTCTTTCTACCATCCTTACAGGTGAACAAGCCATTAACCTCTACCCTGAATTAGGAGATAGGGTTGATACTACTACAGGAGAAGAAATACCGGGTCTCATTAGAGAAATTTCTGGTTTTACTTATGATGAAGAAGATTACCCTTCTTCTCAAAATAAAAACTCTATGACTGTGTTTACTCCAGCGGAAGTAAAGGATAAAGATTATTTTCAAGTTAAGAAGTATCAGGTATTAGAAAGATTTTATAAAGTAAAAGTTCCTTTTTATAGAGTGATAGATATGCAAACTCAAAAAGAAGATATTTTATCTCAGGAAGAGTATACAAGTTTTTATCAGGACAACGTAGAAGCTTTTGAAATTGGTGCTTTTACATCTATTGAAGTGTTACAAACAAGAATTAAAGTTTGTGCTTCTATGGGTGAAATAGTTTTGTATGAGCAAATTCTTAATACAGATCAATATCCTATTGTTCCTCTTCCTAACATATGGACTGGTACTCCTTATCCAAAAAGTGATGTTTCCAGAGCAAGGCCTATGCAAAGACTTTTAAATAAACTTTGGTCTCTTGCTTTATCTCACGCTCAAGCTTCCGCAGGGTTAAAATTGTTAGTCCCTCTTGGTAGTGTTGACGACATAGATCAATTAGAAAAGGACTGGGCGAATCCCAATGCAGTAATCGAAGTAGATTCTTCGCAAGGAGAACCACATTATCCAGCTCCACAACCATTATCTGGCGAGTTTTACAGGTTAATACAGCAATCTGAATTTTATATTGATTTTATATTTGGTCTTCCAGAGATGATGCATGGTTTTGCCGAAAAAGCCCCAGAAACAATGAGGGCTACAGAAAGAATGATAGGTTTGGGCAGTGAAAGACCTAAGTCTAAACTGAGAGATATTGAATTTAGTATTAATAAATTAGGCAAGGTGTTATATAATTTATCAAAAGGTCATTACACATATAAGAAAATTTTTAGAATGGCACAACCTAACAATAACATAACGGAGGTTATGGCTAATTTTTACACAGATGTTAGTGGTGCAGTGTTGGATTTAAAAAAGAATAAACACGTTTTAGATCAACACGATGTTAGAATTGAATCAGGATCAACAATGCCATCTAGTAAATATGCAGAACTTGCAGTTTACCTAGAAGCGTATCAAATGGGTATTGTAGATAAATATGAGGTTCTTAAAAAGAATCCAGAGTTGTTCGACAAGGAAGGTATTATGAGAAGGACAGATGAAAAGCAATTAATGTCACAACAGATACAAGGATTGGAACAGCAATTAAAGAATTTGCAGGGTGACTTGCAAACAGCCCAGAGAGAATCTGTTACAGATAGAAAAAGAGTTGAGGTAGAAAAGTTTAAGTCTAGACTCAGTGAAGTTTCTTCTGAATCAAAAGCAGATCGAAGGGTGCAACGTAGCAAACTAGAAAACGAGGTGAAGCTCGAAGTGGAGAAATTAGCAAGTAACCTGAAACAAGTTCAGTCGAAAGTTAGTTCAACTCCTAAAGCGTAGAGACATCTAAAAAAAGGAGAGTTTATGTCTACATTAGAAGAACAGGAAGCAAACGTCTCAAGCGAAAGCCTAGTCGGTGGACAGGGTTTTGTCGAGGATATTGTCAATGAGCAAAATCAGAATGAAGGTCAAGCACCTCAAGCTGAAAATAGCTTTCAAGAGGAAACACAAGAACAAGCTACTTCAATAGACTATCAGGCTGAATCAAAAAAGTTTCAGTCTATGTATGATAGAGCACAGGCAGAAAATGCCAAGTTACAACAAGGTGCTCAAATTTTACAATTATTGGAGCAGAGACCTGACCTTGTAAAAACCCTTGAAGACGGTATAGCCAATGGACAACAACCACAACAACCACAACAACAAGAGGCAACAGTCGTAAAAGATGATTTTAATCCTTGGGATGCCTTTACAGATGACAACTCTGATTCTGGCAAATATGTAACTAATAAAATAGATACAATGGTTAATCAGAGATTGCAAGCTGAAATGGCAAAACAACAGCAACAGATGCAATCCGAAATGCAAATGAACAACACAGTAAATGAATTAAGAGGAAGTTATAAAATGTCAGATAATGATATTCAAGATTTTCTTCAATTCACTACAAAACCAAAAGAGCAAGTAGGTTTAAATAATCTAGTTAAGCTTTGGCAAATGCAAAACGGACAATCGGTTGCTAACAATGATACAATGGAAGCGGTAAATGCAGCCAAACAAGCTCCTAGAACAGCGGGAGTCCTTCAGGGACAACCTGCGGTATCTCCTAAAAATGATAATGAAAAAGTGTGGGATATGGTTTTAGGTACTGGTAGTGGTAATCGTTTACCTTAACTAATAAATAAAATCAAAGAGGTAAAATAAATGGCTATATCATATAATTCTGGAACATTAAAGTCCAGTGATATAACTGCAAGTACTTCTAATCCTGACAGTATAGGACAAGCCCCTGATCGTAGACGATTGTTTAATTTCGGAGACCGAGTTGCTGAGTTAGCACCTGAGGAATCTCCGTTTTTTGTCTACCTTTCTAAGGTTGCTAAGTCACCTACAGATGATTCAGTGTTTAGATACTTGGAGAATAGAAATAAAATAAACTTTACAGATAGATCGTTAAAGTTAGCTGCTGATGTCAATGGTGGCTCTGCTGTAACCGAAAGCTCTTCTTACTCATTTGTCGTAGATACGGCTGGAGGAGCTGCTGTAGAGTACTTACTAAAAGGAATGGTCTTTGCTGTAAAGACACTAGACAGTGCTGCTGGTTATTCTCAAGTCTTAGTAAGAGTCGAAGGTGCAGTAACTCATGGTTCAGCTTCGTCTTCTTTTACTGGGAAGATTGTTAATATATCTGCAAATATCGGAACTGGTTATAATATTCTTAGCGATGATGATGATGCTCAAATAATTGGTACATCATTTGAAGAAGGTTCAGCCTCCCCTGATGTTTTCTCAAGTGAGCTGGAAGATGGATTTGGATACACTCAAATCTTTAAGACAGCAGCTGAGATGACAAATACAGCTTATGCTACAAAGTATAGAGGTTATGCTGATGAGTGGAGTCGTATTTGGGCAGACAAACTAAGAGAACATAAGATTGACATTGAGAGAGCAATGCTCTTTGGTCAAAAAGCTAGGACTGGTGGAATACAGTATACTGAAGGTATCGTAGGGCACATTTTAAAAAATGTATCTCCTCAGACAACAGATGCTACTGATTTCGCATACACTTCTGGAAGTTCTTATTATAGGAGCGTTACGCAGGCAGGTTTGACTTATGACAGATTACTTAGTGATCTTGAAGTTATTTTTGATCCTGCTCGTGGTGGTTCTTCCGATAAATTGGTTATGTGCTCACTTCCGGTGATCTCATTCTTCAACAAATTGGGAGATGGTAACTTCTTGTATGAGTCTTTACAAGCTGGAACTACAAACCATACTCCTTTTCAACAACATATGTCTTCAAGAGACGGTGCTTTTGGTCATTCCATTATGGTTATTGACACTATACATGGTCGTTTAAACCTTGTTAAAGAGCCGTTGTTTAGAGGAATATCTTCAGGTTTCATGCTTATGGCAGATATGAGTCAAGTTGCTTATCGACCATTGGTAGGTAATGGAATTAATCGAGATACTCAAGTGATGACTAATGTTCAATCCGCAGACGAAGATTTAAGAAAGGATATGATCTTGACCGAAGCTGGTCTAGAAGTAACTCTTTCTGAGTCTCACGCTCTGTATAACGTAGAAGGGCTATAGGAGTAAATTATGAGTAAAGCAAGTGTAATAAATCCAAATAGTTCTAGTTATCAAACTGGTGAAAAAGCGTTTCAAAAAATAGATAATTCTGCGGCAGTAGCAAGAACACTGACTGCGGCTGAGTCTGGAACACTTTTTGCTGTTGACATGTCCACAGTTGACAATAACGTAGTACTAACCTTACCAACAGCTTCTGACGCTGTAGCTGGTTGTAGTTACGATTTTTGTTTCACTGTTAATTGTGACGATGATGCAGACTTTAGCATAACAACTGGGGCAAACGGAACTGATATTTATGGTTACGTTGTTGCAGGAGCTGCTAACAGTACAGTAGATGATGTTGACGGACTTTCAAAAATAACTGTAGATGGCTCTGTTTCTCAGGCGATTGAAGGTTTGAGAATGACTCTTATCTGCGATGGTGTTAATTGGCATCTAAGCGGATACGTTCCAGTCGCTATTGGAACAGTTGTTCTTGTTGAGTCAGCAAGTGCTTAATAATCTGAATACATAAAGATAACAGTCTTGAGTGCTGTGGAGGTTATCAATAAAAGGTAACCTCCAAAACTCATAAAGGATAAATAATGAATAAATGCGTACATTGTAATAAAGAAAATAAAGAGAATTGGTTTACTTGTAAGTCTTGTGGCAAGAGGGCTTCTGAAAGTAAATTCACTACAAATATGTGGATGCGAACAAGTATGGGTAAGAGAACAGACGTAGAAGTTTCTGTTCAGTCTATAGATGATAATACTAAGGAAATGAGTAAGAGAATTTATGGCTAAGAAAAAAGATTCACGATTGTCAAGAGTTGGGGTTTCTGGTTATAATAAACCAAAAAGAACTCCTAGCCATCCTAAGAAAAGTCACGTTGTTGTTGCTAAGGTTGGTGAAAAGGTAAAGACAATTCGATTTGGACAGCAAGGTGTAAAAGGTGCTGGTAAAAACCCTAAGAGTAAAAAGGATAAGGCTAGACGTAAATCGTATTATGCTAGGCATAATGCACAAGATTCTAATCCGAGTAAATTATCTGCTCGATATTGGAGTCATAAGGTTAAATGGTAATGAATAAAAAAGTGAAAGCCCCTAAAGGGTATCATTGGATGAAGTCTGGTTCTTCTTATAAACTGATGAAGAATCCAAGTACTGGGTACAAAGTGCATAAAGGTGCTAGTTTGATGGCTGATTTTAAAGTACAAATGAAACATTCAAAGGTCAAGAAAAAAAAATAATGGCGACAGCCAAGAAAAGAGACCCTGCTAAGTGGGCAAGAGCAAAGGCTAAAGCAAAAGCTAAAATGGGTGGTAAGCACTCTGCTAGAGCTATGCAACTTGCTGTAAAGTATTATAAAGATATGGGGGGAACGTATTCTGGTAAGAAGTCTTCTAAAAACAAATTGTCTAAATGGTCAAAGCAAAAGTGGGATTATGTTAGTAAGGGTGACAAAAAGAAACCAAAAAAAAAACGTGGACGTTATTTACCTGAATCAACTAGGAAAAGTCTTAGTCCCTCTCAAAAAGCAAGTACCAATAGAAAAAAACGAAAAGCTTCCGCATCAGGAAAGCAAAAAGCAAAATATAGTAAATCAATAGCTAGTAAGGTTAGGAGAGCTAAATAATGCCAACATTAAAAGTGAAAATTGAAGAAGAAATTATAATAAAAAATCAAGATTACAATTCTAAACGAGTTGTTAGTATTGAAAATATTAATGAAGTGTATAGAAGAATTATTACTATTCCTGCTGGAGCAGATACTGTTGTAGCTACTTTTGCAACTGCTGTAAGTACCTCAGCAGGAGCTTTTGATGTAAACGATGTCAAATACCTTAGGATTACAAATTTAGATAGAGATTCAAGTTCTATAAATATAGCATTGATAGGGGCTGCTAGTAATGCTCAGTTTTTATTAGAGGCTGGTAAAAGTTTAATGATGGGTGCTGTAGATGATGCTTTACTTGGTGAGGAAGATACCTCTCCTGCTTTTAGTAGTTTAGCCGATTTAGCTAGTATATCAATAGATTCGGGATCAAATGCGGTTAATGTTGAATTATTTATAGCGAGTGTTTGATGGCTACATTTCAAGCACAGGTCACAGGATTAACAAGCATTACTATTTCTAGTAGTGGTACGAACCCTACTGAAGCTCAATTAAGTCAATTTCTTACAGATGGTGCTAAAGAAGTAATTAATAATTTTTCAGATAGGTTAATGACTTTATCTGCATCTTCTCAAACTTTTACATCTGGAACTGCAAATACATTAAATACAGGTAATATTCTCAGTGTATTTAGAAATGATGGAGATATAGAACAGCCATGTAGGAGAATTTCATCTTCTTTAAAGGGAAGAGCGAGTGATAGGAGTGAAATGATTTATGCTAGTGTTACTGATCCTGTTTACTTTATAGCTAACAACACAATAGATATTCTCCCTGAAAACGGAGTATGTTCTTATTCTGAAGTACAATATCCAACTGTTCTTTATAGTGAATCTGCTATTGCAGTTTTTCCTGATGAAGCGGAATATTTGGTAGTCTTATATGGAGCTATAAAATCATTACAAAATGTATTGAGTAGTAAGGCATCTAATGCAGATATAAATATAGCACTAACAGCTATAAATACTGAGCTAGATGAACTACCAGCGATAGCAGACTTGATAAATACTCAGATAAATGCTGCTGTAACTCAATTAGGAGAATCAGCTATTCAAGTAGATTCTAGTGTTGATACTGCTCTATCAGCGATTACAACTGCTGCTGGTAGGATTAACACTGCCGTAGCTTTAGCAAACACTCAGTTTGATTCAGCAGTCACAGCAACAAATTCTTCCAATGAAGATATTGAATTAGCATCAAGTCATGTTAATGTAGGTAATGGTTTTTTATCAGAAGCTAGTGCTTCTTCTACTGAAGTTCAATCTTATATAGGAGAAGTTAATTCTAGAATATCTCAAGTTAGTGGGTATAACCAAGTTATTAACGGTTATATTAATGCTGCTCAAGGATATGCTAATGAAATTCAATCAAAAATAGCTATAGCCTCTGGATATGGAAATGAAATATCTGCTAGGCTTTCTGTGGACACAACTCATTATTCTTTTTATGAAAAACAACAAGCGAAATTGCAACAGGACTACGATAAGGGACTAGCTCAATTAAAAGGTTAATATGGAAGTACATTCAATAACTGTAAAACAGATTATAAGTAGGGTAAGGCAAGTTTTTCCTAATGCTCCTGAGGCTTATATTATATCTTTAATCAACGATTCTTTAGTAGAGCTTGGTACATACTCACAAAAAGCTATGTCGGCTAAAATAGATATTGTTGCAGATCAAACTTTTTACGATATATCTGATGGGGGTAAAGATTCATCGGGTAATGAAATGGGAATAAATAAAATTTACAGGGTGGACATTATGGATGACGAAGGAGACTATGTTCAGATACCTAGAGTTGTAGATGGTGAGCCCTTAATTTATGACATGACTTCTGAACCCGCAATTAAGGAACCTTCCTAATGGCTAGCAATTTGAAATATCCTGAAGATAAAGTTTTATATTTTATAAGGGGAGATCAATTAGGAGTTATTTCCAATGAGTCCTCTACCAATGAGTCTAGGACAGGAAGGAAAGCTTATAAGGGCATAGACCATGCAGTTTCAAATGGTCTTTTAGTACATTACTATGGAAACCCAAATAAAGTAGTTTCTATTAATAGTACACTTGATATAGACAATTTATTTCATTCTGCTATTGTTCATCATGTAAAAAAATGTTTATATATGGATAGAGCTGGCTCTTCAAGTGATGGTAATATCGCTCAAGTCTCTATGGGCTTAATGGCTCAACATGAAAGATCATACGATATGTTAATTAAAAAATATGGAACAAAGAAAAGAAGTAAAACGGGAGGGACAAGAGCAATAGTTCCTCCAAGTCTTACTTAATTGTTTTAATAAATAAATGAATCTATTAAATTTAAAATGTATATAGGATACAAATTATAATAAAGATTTAATTTAACCAATATAGAGGCTTTTAAAGCGGTGGTGGTGGAATATAGGATAAATTATGGCAGACATAAATAAGTTTACAACAAAAGAAGTTCTTAATAAAGTTCTTCTAGACTCTTCAGGTAATGCAGTCAATGCATTTTCTCACACAACACAAGAAGCCTT